GATAGAATTATCAAAACTGCTTCGTCTTTCCAGTCTGATTGTCTCGCCTCTAGCAATTTTCCCTGGTATTGCTCCTCACCTCGAGCCATACGATCGGCATGTAAGAGTTGTGCCTCTGACATCGCCATTTTTGTCTTTTGTTTGTTAGCATAAATCTTACTTCCTGCAGAAATTGCTAATTTTATTGCGCTAAACCACATAATTTTTACCTTTTACCTCGAATTATTGTAACACCGTCCGCTGGTTTGTCCATTTTTGGTGCAGATGGTATTGTTTTACTTAAAATTGTCTTCTCAATCGAAGTATTTGCTCTTAATTTAGCTAATTCTTCGTTTTGATCCAACTTATCTTCTTGATTTTCTTGTGCCATCATGGCTTTCATCTTATCTAAGTTCAATCTTTCGTCTGCATCCTCTGCTTTTCTTGCATCGTTCATTGCTCTTAGGTCTAATTCTCTTGCTTTTAACTTAGCAATAGGATCATTTCCTAATTGACCCATAATTTGATTCTCTTCTTCCTTAAATTCTTGGGTCATATCCGCGATTAACTTAGATTTTCTAGCTTCTAACGCTAATGTTAACGTTAAAATTTGTTGTTGTGTGTTTGGATCTTGTTGCAACATTGGATTTTGTTGAACAGCCATTTGTAATTGTTGTAATTGTTGTAGCTCTTGCATAAATTCTACTTCGATTTGTTCTTGTGCCATGAAAGCAATGTGTTCAAAAATATTTTTTTCTAATGCACCAAGAACTGCAGGATTATTTCTAGCTAAACTTGTTGCCATAAAATTTAAGTGAGTTGTAATATGTGATCTATGATCTTGACCTTTGAATGCTTGAAAAGGTTTACCAGACATAGCTAAAATATTTTCAGACGCTGGGTCCATTGGCATAGGTTGTTGAGGTGGTGGTAATATTTGATCAATATTTTTTACACCGATTGCTTCGTACATATCTCTATATGCTTCGTACATATTGTGTATCTGTGGATTAGACATCGCAAGTTGTAGTTCTGTTTGAGCTAAACTTATTCTTTGTGATTGTGAAAATATGTTTGGATCTGCAACTGGAATGATATCAATCTTATCATCAAAGTCTTGTTGTTTAATCATTCTTTGTGCACCAACAACATCATAAGGATATTCTGGTGGTAGATATTGTGAAAAGACATCTGCTAATAATTTAAATTCTTGTTTCATTGCAGCGTACATTCTTTTGTGAATTGCTGACATAACTCTTGATCCTCTTTCAAGAAGAGCAATAGTTGTACCAACAGCTGCTTGTTGATTACCATCTCCAACTTGCATATCAGCGATAGCTGCAAATCTTTGACCTGCTTGCACTACAACACCCATTAATTGTAATAATGTTGCTGATGGTTCTTTAAATGGCAAAGGCATAAATGCATCTCTGATATTACCACCAGGAGCATCTACATCTCTAAACTCACCAGGTTTAATTGCTTCAGCTTCATCTCTTAATCTAATACCTCTCTGTTTAAAACCTGCAGGTAAATTTGAAAAAGTTCCTGCATCAATCAAAGATCTAAGTGTAGCTGTTGCAGTTTTAGATAAACCACCAATCATGTGTATTAATCCAAAACCATAAAAACCAAGACCTGGTAAAAATTTAAAATGTACAAAGTAATCTATTTTTCTTCTAAGAGGATCGTCTTGTTTATAATTTCTTCTAATAGATAAAACTTCTTTACTACCTTGATCTAGTGTTACAATGTAAGGCAGTTTAATACCTGTTGCTTCACCTGTTTCCATATTTTTATCTTCAAACCCCTCAAGATCTAAATCAGTGTGAAACTCTAAAATTGTAAAATCATTTTCGTCTTTTGTTTTTCTAATCCCTTCAACTTCTAATTCTTTTTTATCAACTTCTGTTTCTTGAGTATAACCTGGTTGTATTTCTATATCTCTGTAAAAACCTGACACTTGTTTTTTTCTTAAATCATTCTCTGACATTTTTAATCTATGTATGACTGCCTCTGCATCTTCAATAGATGTAGCAGTATAAGGAACTATCAAATCATCCGATGGGATAAATTTAGAAACGGCCCTGTCAAGAAGTTCATCATAGTAAACTTTCTTAAAAGCAGAGCCGCTTAGAGGGAGATAAAAAAGCATCTGATCGAACTCGGGTTCATACTCTTTCATCTTATTCATGAGTTGATAGTTCATGAAATTTTTTACTCGTGAGGCTTGGTCTTCTTTTTGTCTGTTGATTACACCCATGATCTGAGTGTGCACTGGACCTTTAGCCGGAAGTAATTCTTTGTAAGCTTGTGCTTGAAACTGTGTTACTGCTTCACCTAAAACTGGATGTGTTACACCTGAAGCACCAGAAAAAGGTTGAGTTCTATCTTCATATTTAAATCCTAAAAGATCTAAACCTTTGACATAACTATCTTCCCAATCTTTACGAGAAGATTTATAATTCATGTAATTTGTAAAAAGTTCTGAACCTAGTCTACCTAAAATATCTTCTGGTAAAATATCAGCTAGATTATCGAAATGTGATTCTGTTCCTTCTTGATTAACTTTATTTGGTTCAAAGTTTATATCTACTGAACCATCTTCATTCTGTTGTATATCTACGCCTTCACCACCTTGTGACTCTGCAACTTTTTCTTCTGCTAGAGCGACTTCTTCTTCACTAGGCGTTGTTACGCTTGTCTCTACTACGTTTGGTAGAGCTTTGTCTATTGTTGACATTCTTTTTCTCCGAGTTCTTTACTACTATAGTCTGTTTAAAAGGAACATTCAACCCCTGAGAGCTAGGTCCTCTTTTTGGGGGTGGTCCCCCTCCTGGAATTAATTTAACCATTATTCGTCTAATAAACCTAACCCTTGTATAGCTAAAGATGCACCAAGTCCACCTATTCCTAATCTTGATAATGCAGTTAAACCAGCTCTTCCTAATCCTAAGGTAGCAACTTTCCTAGCAACAGAAGGTAATCCTCTTGTTAACCTTGGAGTTTGATCTGCAAAAGCAGGATAAATATAATTCAATGGGTTTGTTGCAATATCCATTGGTGAGTCTCCAGCAGCTATCTGTGATGTAATATCTGCAGCTGCAAAAGGTGCTAATACTGCAGGTGACGCTGCAACTCCTAATCCTCTTCCTAAAATTCTTAAACCTGTTTTAGCCACACCAGGTCTTTTCTTCTCAACTCCAAGTGCTCTAGATTTACTAGCCTTAATTGTTGATGGTGCAGCAAGTGCAGCTGATCCTGCAAGAGCGACACCGAGTGCAGGTAATTGATAATCTAATATTGCTGGTTGTTCTAAATCAACAGACAAAGGTTGTGTCGCCATATCAACCAACATATTTTTTTGTTGTTCTTCGTTTGATAAATAACTTGTTGGGTCATCATTTCTAAATGCTTTAACTAGTCCTACTGCAGCACCAACGCCTGCACCTATACCAAATGTTTTAGCACCTGGTTTTTTTAAAAAATTTAAAAATCCTGTTGCAACAGATTTAATTCTATTTACTCCACCTGCTGGTTCTAAACTTTGAATTTTAGTTGCTGTTCCTACTGGATCTTGATCTAAAGCAAGTTGCATTTGCACACCACAGCCTTGACCTCCTGAAGCTAATCCTGCTCGACCAAATATTCTACAAATTTTATTTGTATCTTTTTTTGCAAACTCTATTAACTTCTGTGAGCTTTTAATCATTTTACTAGCAGATTCTTTTCCTAAAACTTCTTCTAAATCTGCAGTAAGAGCACCACTAGCAAGAGTTCTTTTTATCTGTCCACCTAATGGTAGATTTTTTTCTAATGATCTTGCAATATTAAATTCTGGATCAAGTATTGTTGGTGCACCATAATCTTTAACTTTAATTATACCTTTTTTATTAATTGTAAAATCTCCAGCTAAATCTCCAAGTAATGTTTGATTTATATTTTTTAATTTTTCAATCTTTGCTATGTTTGCTTGGACATCTTCTCCTCGTATGATAGCGTTTTGTAAAACATTTAATCGTCTATCTAAAAATCGACCTTTAAACTGATTAACATCACCAACAATAGGATTGGTTCTAATTGCTCCTGCAATATCTCCGCTTCTTTCTAAGGCTGCAAATGAAATTGGATGATCAAATTGAAAAGCTGCTTTACCTGGACTTTGACCTCCAATTCCAAGTGTATTCTGAACTTCAACTCTAATTTTACCGTAAGCCTTTAATTTATCTAAAGCTCTTTTTTTAAGCGTAGGCTTATCTTTGTAAAAATCTTTAACCGTTGTAGAAAAGTCTCTACCAACTTTATTTGGAAACAAATTGTAAATTGTTCTTAACGCTGGAGGTAATTCTTCAGAAGAAAATTTTTGTATATTCTTCATTTGAAACTCTCCAATTTTTTCTTTTCTAGCTTCTTTAAGTAGTCTTTCAGTACCACGACGGTGTGCTATGACAGAAGCTTTAACGATTTGTCCATTACTTACTGGTCCGTCTGCTAGTTTACGAACACCACTAAACAATTCTTGTTCTGTAATCGTAGGATTGTTTTTTACAACATCAAGTACGTGAGGAACTAGAGGATTACCTATTACTGCTTTTTGAGCTGCTTTAGTAATTCTTTTTTGTTTACCTGCTTGAATATTTTTAAAATCAAAATTTTTAATTGTATTTAATTCTTTTTTAGGTATTTTTAATTCATCAAAAAATTTTTTATATAGTTCACCTGTTCCAGATCGACCTGCTGTTGGCGGTAAACCTTTTGCATAATCTCTTAGTCGTCTCCAAACATTTCCTTGTTTATTGTCAAACTCACTTGTTTTCTTTCCAACTTTTTTAGCTGCAGCCATAGATTTTAGTCTAGATGGCATAGTGTTGTAACTTTCTAAATTACCACCACCCGCTCGCCACTCGTCTAAACTTTTTAAAAAAGCTATTAATGTTGGAATATCTTTTTTAGGAAACCTTGATGGTAATGTATATGTTTTACCTTTATACTTAAATGTTTGCGTTGTTTTGGGAGGATTTAAAAGTCTTTGTCTAGCTCTATAGTTAGCTGATATTTCTGCTGGTGTTAACGCCATTAAACCTCCAGGATCTTAGCTAAACCACCACTCTTCATACCAACATCGATACCTAATTTCTGTTGAATCTTCATTATCTCATCTGGAAAGTCTCGAGGATTTTTTAGTGCTTGGTTTAATATTTTAAAGTATTCTGTTTT